ATCATTAAAATCTTTAATAAGGCTATCTTGAAAATCATAGGTATCAAATAAAATTAAACCCTTCAAAGGGTGAGAGATGCGCGCATAAGTTTTAAGAAAATACGTCGGATCTTTACCGCACTTTAATATTTCTTTTACTCTTTGTTTTTTGTCTAGTTGAAAACTCATACATATTTCATAGCCGCAAGCACTTCATCTCTATTGACAAGATCACCCTCACCATCAAGAATCACTATTTCTTCAATTCCGTCTTTATAGGCCTGATCAACTAATTCTGCATCTGAAAGTTGTTCGTTGTCGCATCCGCCCTCGTCGCGCTTGTATGCTGCCCCCATACCACGATACATGGTTCCGCCGGCTTCCATAAGTTTCTGAAATACTGCCTCTCTTAATGGGCCTAGGCTAATTTGCGGGCGCCCTTCAGCGCCGGGGGTATAGAGAGTGTCTGGTTCTTCTTCCTCGGGAGGACCAAGCTCTACTCCGGGAATCTTACTAAACACAGCTTGAAACAAATCGGACACCTCTTCAGGGGGCATGCCTTTAACCATATCGGCAATTTGATCTTCTAGACTTTCGGGCCCAACCTCCGGTTCTGGGTCTGACTCTGGGCCTGTTCCAAACGGCATTGTATCGGCGGCGCGGTCTACATCAACATCCATTGGAGATTGTACTCCTTTTCCAAGACCCGAAGAGCCATAATCATCCGTGGCCCAGTCTGGGCGGGGGCCCTTGCCCCTTATCCAAGCTATAAGTTCGGCGGCCTTTTCGGGGCTTAGTGCCTCATCAAGTCCCTCTTCTTTAGCGTATTCTTCTAAGATGATCTTATAAAGTTGTTGTTGTGTTATTTTCATTTGCTATTTTTTCCGTGTATCGTTCTGTGGGCGTTTTCCGCCGCTGCCGTCCCATCCGCCCTGAGAAAGAAAGCTTTCCCAATTTGACTCAGGTTTTGTGTCTTGATCGGCAGCAACTGCCATCGTCTCATCTAGTCCACCAACCTTATAGTGTAGCTTCGCATTAACCCAAGAACGTACGCGAGATGAGTTCTGTACGTGGACGTCAATCTCACCCTCTTTGGTAAGAGACACTGAATCTCCTGTGATCTTACGATATTCCTTTTTAAGAAACGATACAATATCGGCCATTCGTTGTTCTACGTCGGATTCAAAACCAGAGGCATAAACCTCTTTTAACTGAACTTCAGACATGTATGAGAGACACATCATGTTACCGTAAAACTTAACACCAAAGCCATCCATAACTCTTTTGTCAAGAATCGGATCACCCTCTTCTCTTTGAAGGCCAGCTTTGAGCGGTTCGCCACTCTCATCAAGTGCTCCGTCGTAAGCGTTTGCTGCGGCTTGTGACAAGCCTTGGACTATTTCATAAACTGTTGCCATTATTTGTTTCCTCTTTTAAATCAGGTCTCCAACCTTTATTCCATCTTTCTTCTCTGCCTTCAACATATTGAATGTAGCATTTACTGCAACAGTCAAACTTGATCAAGCAGACATCATCCATTGATTTCTTTGGAAAAGATCCGCAGACAGGACAACTTTTTAAAGATTCTCTATTAAGTAGTTTTTTTGTTACCTTTATACCATTTACATCTATTTTATCTTTCCAAGAAGAATTGTTTGATGTTTTAGCATATAAAGCTTTCATTTGTTCTAGATATTCTTTTTCTTTGTTTTCATCCCAATTGTTCGCTGGGTTCTGAACTGTCTCTTCACCATATTTTTCAGCAATTGCTTTTTCAACAGCTGCGATATAGTTTAAATCTTTTTTAGTCATTTAGTGCTCTATATACGCCATATGAACTTGCAGTACCAATGAGGATCCCACCAGCAAAATACAACCATTTGTAACGGGGTGAAGTTTTTTTTAACGCGTCAGCTAGATATCCGATTTCTTTATCTTTCTGCATTATAAACAAATCGTACTCATCTGTTAAGGCTTTGTGTTCGATTCTCATATTTTCGAGCTTAAATTCATATTCTTCTTTTTGAATTTTTAATTGGTAATCATTTCTTATGTCGCAAGAATATTTAAATAAATCATAATCAGACATTATTTTGCCAGTAGCGTGCTCATCAAACAAAACACCAGCAAACGGTGCGGGCTGCTTGTATTCTAAAATCGTAAACTTAGCTGGTTCAGTTGCGCCAACTGTCATCGTTATCATTAGTAGAAAATTAAGGAACATATTCAATACCAAATTTCTCTTCTATATCTTTAATTAGTTGTTCTCGATCGCTATTGAACTTGTTTCTATATTGTCCCTTCTTATCTTCTCTTAGTTCATCAATCATCTGAAGTGCATTTTCGTAATCTTCTTCAATCACAGCAATAGACTCTAAATGGCTTTCCATTAATTTTTGTTTTTCGCGAAGTTCTTGTTTGTGTATTTCTTTTAAGCCGTCAATCTGAGCTTGGTGTGATTCATTTTGTGTTTCGTATGCTTTTTGCATGAGGCTGTAGTCATGTCGACTTTTCATAGCCACCACAAGTGATAATAAAACTATTAATATTGCTTTCCAATTTTTAAGTGCAAACTCTAATAGTTGTTTTTTAATCATTGTACCCCCGCAATCTACTGATACCATCTATAACAGTTTGGCCACCAATATAAATTGCTGAAATTATAACCCAATCTTCGCTAGTTACGTGCCCCGCAAGCGTTAGACCGGTTGCTGTCAACCATACCATAAGTTTGCGCGATGTCAATTTAGCTAGCCATAAATCTAAAAATGCTTGTGCTTTAGCCATCATTTATCACTCCAGTGTCGGACCCGAACCGGCTCCTGTTTATCAGGTCAGCCATCTTCTTCTATTTTTGATTTACACATCTCTTCAGCTTCTGCTGCCGAAAGACCATCGGCTCTTTCAGATGCGGGCTTGTCTTTTTGTGCACAGGCCCATCGTCTTTGTTTTTCTGACGAAACTTCTTCTAAGGTTTCCGAATCTTTAGCTTCTGCAGCTAATTTTGCTGTTACTGCCTGTAAAACAATGCCGCGGACTTGTTCCGGCACCTTCTCCATCTCGCTTTGAAGTATATTGTGTATTGCATCAACCTGTGGTTGTAAATCCTGTAACTGCATTTGTTCTAATTCTTCTTTAATAATTAGCTTGAGTTGGGATTTGGTAATTTTCATTTTGATGACCATTGCATAGCTTTTATTTTACGCTGCATGCCGGTAGGCAGTGAATTTCTAAAGTCTTCTAAACTATCGGCAACGGCTTCTGGATTATGTTCGCCTTCGTACCATTCTTCATAGCGTGTAACCAAGTTTTCGCAGGTATACGCCTCACTAACACCAGCATCTTCGAATGCTTGTACTAATAGATCTGATAAATCTTGCACTTCTTCAACCACGACCAACGTACGCGCAACAGAAGTTTTGTTAACAAGTTTGTTCCATAATGTTTTTAACCAGTTCATTATATCTATCCTTTTATAAACCTTGCTCTGGCTCTTTGAAGCGAGGCGCTTTCTCACTTTGCTTACCAGCGCCATGCCATATGATTTTTGTTGGGTCTTCAATGCCGGGTGAAAAATAAAAAACCATACCATCACTTTCTTTTCTACCTGTCTCATGATCAGGCTGAACAACGGGATAAGCTATACCGGTGGCCATGGCGTATTTCATCTGCTGTCCATCTGGCCTCAGCAATCTCTTAACATGTTCAACTGCTTGCTCAGCCGTAAATGGGCTTCTGTCCAGTGGATGTTGTAATCTTTGGTAGACTTCTGCAACAGAAGGGGAAGTTAAAAGGCCAACAATATCATTAATTGTTATTTCCTGACCGGCGAGGCCAGAGGCTCGCTGAGCTAGCGCCCAAGTTAAAGCATACTCCGCTCTTGTTTCAGGTTCAGATTGTCTTTGTAAATTTTCATTCACACCTCTGTATGTTGTCTCGTTTAAAAAGTAACGAGGGTCAATTCTTTTTGTGTTTTTACGTCTAGCCATTATAATCTCCTATGTTGCTAATCCATTCATACTTAGTATGCGTCGACTCCACCTTCACTTCCGTGATCGCGGCGGATTTCTCCTTTTCTGTAGATAATTTTAGTATATAGTTCTCTCATACTTTCTTCGGGAGTGATTTCAGGATCCTGTTGTGCTTTATGTAGAAGTTCGCGCACCTTTTGACCAATAAAGGTGCGCAGCTGTTTGACTGCTTCTTCTTTTTCCGCATCAGGGGCAGGTGGGATAAACCAATCTTCAAGAGAAGATTGGACATATGCTGAGTAGTGGCCGTCATCAGCCTCAATAGCCATGGTCCAGTAATCCATCACAGACGGATCATCTTCTAAAAATGCTTGAAGCTGCTCATCTCGACTGGGGCCCTTATCTTCTTTCAAGAACCTGTTCCAATTTTCAAATAGTTTCTTCATGTTGCTAATCCATTCATACTTAGCCCTACTGGACCAATTGAAGTTGATCGTGTTTTTTGGATAAAATGCCGGACATCCACCGAGCCACGTCAGTTAAGTCCCTTTGATCCTCTTCTTTTCGTTTATCGAGGGAAGCTTCCATGCTGCCCTTCATGCGCGGTGTGGTGGCGTAATCTAGAGCAATGCCATAGGGTTCATTTTGACCAGTTTCATTGTTATAAAGAATAAGGTCCCGAAGTTGATAATATAGATTCTCATCGGGCACTTTGAAAACCGGGTGGCCGCCGGTTTGGTCCTTGAGCTTATTATAATTGAGCGCTGTTAGATCGCTTACGCTGATCGTTGTGGCCTCTTCGTTTAAAACAGATTGTTGAGTTTCTTCAATCTCATCTCTATATGTCGTCTCGTTTAAAAAATACCGAGGGTCAATTCTTTTTGTGTTTTTTCTTCTAGCCATTATATTATTCCTTTTATGTTGCTAATCCATTCATACTTAAAATCTTTCCTGTCCGGGATCCGAGTCAGTTGCCAACATCTTTGTCAGCGCTGACATTATCTCTTGTTGCTGATCGGGAGGAAGCTGTATCATTTGGCGTACAGATTTCATTACCGATCTTGCATCTTTGTTGTCGATTCTTCTGAGTCTTCCGATAAAATCTTCCATTACCCGGCTGATGGTGTCGCTTGTTTCTTGATCCAAAGTATCCCAGTCAAGCCCACCTTTATGGAAGGTGCCCATTTCATTTAACTCTTCTGCAATAATCTGCTTAAGTTGTGATTTATTGATTTTCATTTACGGATCTCCTATGTTGCTAATCCATTCATACTTAGTATCGCAATCAATCCAGGCACATTCTTTCGGACATAAACGCCAGAGAAAAGTGTCTCGCATCGACCGCCGACATAAGCGATTGCCGACTCAATATTCTTGCTGACTTTTGGATCAGCCACCATCTCTTCCGAAACTACTAGTACAAGAGAACCAGCCGCCGCCTTTCCCTTCGGTGGGGGGCACGCTGACCGATTCATACAATTGTGGAGGATCACCGATCCAAGCTTTCCAGTATTTGGATCTTTTATCATGGTTGAGCCCATGAAGGCCCTGCCGTCATTACCCAAGCATGTTTCCAGATCTTTACTATCAAAAGATTGGATCGGTGAATCCTCAGTGGAAAGTTTAAGCACTTGGGCAAGCGACTTAGCAAATTGTGTATTAGCGACAGGGTACATACCAAGCATACCAATTCTGCCGCGAAGTAAGCGAGTGGAGCGCTCGTTATCAAGAATGATGTGCGGATGCTTGGCTACATCGTTAGCCAGCGTCAACGCATTACGAGCGATTGTAGGATTAAGATTTTCTTGTGCTGTCGGCCATGAGGCTATATAAACGACCTTACCACTTGACTGTACAGAGCGCATGTAGCGCTCAAAGACAGGATGCAGAGCGGTAACAGAACTACCGGTGCCACCACCACCGCCAGCAAGGACGAATAACCAATCAACTTTACCGAGTTTGATGCGGAGAGCATCTTCAACAATTGCACCATTTTGACTTAATACCTCTTTTCCATAGTCTACGTTTTTGCCGATTCCATCAGAATCGGGAATGAGGACAACGTGATCCTCTTCGACATTCTTTGGAATGTCTTTACCTGTTGAATTTACGAGTAGCGTCTTGTTGAACCCAAGTTCAATGAACGCATTCGCCATTTTATTGCCTCCACCGCCGACACCGACAAAACCAACATTGATAGATGAGGGTGCTGTATTCTCGGGGAGTAAATCTTCATCAGAGTATTCCATCTGTAATCCGAAGTCCTCAACCATACCGAAGTCTTCTGCATCTACTTCTTCGTGATAATTATCTTTCTCCTGCGCAAATGCGGGAGGTGGTTCTGCGGGAGGCAGAAAATCAAATTCGTTTTTATCGTCGCTTTCATCTGACATTGGGTGTCTCCTATTGATTTACTCTTGCGTATCCGTCTTTCTTTTCGATTACGATTTGCATGTCAACACAATCTTTGAGTGAATCAAGGTGAGAGATCAACAAAACGTTCTTGAAATATACCTTAATTAGTTCCAAAATCCGAATAAAACCCTCCATATTTTCCTCATCCAATGCAGTGCCGGGTTCATCGAGCACAAATATATCGCCAGTCGGAAGAGACGACACACCCAAAAGAGCAAGACGTATAGCAATTGCGGACAATGACTTTTCTGCTCCTGATGCCATCTCGATTGGCCGTTCGTCGTAACGCGGATGTTTGATGAAGATATCAAACTTATTGCCA